CCTATCCAGAAGCTGCATGTGTTGTCGTAGACAGCATTGGTGAATGGGATACTGCTTCTATCTGGCACGCTCAGATGCTGGAGGGATGTGCTAAGTACAAGAAAGTATGGTCACAGAAATATCCAAGTTCTATTGGATTGTGGTATTCTTCTTATACAAAATGGGCAGGTCTAAGACCCTTAGACGAAGAATACATCTTTATGGGTATGGCAGCGTTCGGTAAGCCCTTATACGTCGAACAAGCGCGTAACATGCTCTCTAGAAATAACCACAAGGGCTTTTCTATCTCTCTTGAAGGAAATCCAGAAGACAACTCTAAGAGTGCAGAGGTTGTTCTTTATGAGGAACTGAGAAAAATTTTCAATAGAGCAAGACAATATAGTAATAATATTTGTTATGGAGGAGGGGTTGCTTTAAATTGTGTAGTGAATGCTAAGCTACAAAACGAGCACCCGTTCATGTGGATTATGCCTAATCCAGGAGATGCTGGAGCTTCATTAGGGGCAGCTTTATTATCTTATGGTGGTAAAGTCAACTTCACCCCATATTTGGGTGAAAACATTCAAAAAACAGTTGATCCGAAGGAAGTTGTTGACACATTACTACACAGAGGCATGTGTGGGATTGCGAATGGTCCTGCTGAGTTTGGACCACGAGCTTTAGGTAATAGAAGTCTTCTAGCGGATCCTAGAACTCTACAGATGAAGGATTTAGTTAATACTGTAAAGAAGAGACAAAAGTTTCGTCCATTTGCTCCTGCCATTCTGGAAGAATATTGTCAAGATTATTTCCGTATGCCAGCAGAAAGTCGTTATATGTCATTTGTATACGACTGTAAGCGTCCTGATGAGATCCCAGCATGTGTTCACGTAGATAATACTGCTAGGGTTCAAACAGTGCCCATATGGTCTTCTAGCATCCTTAGAGAAATCCTTGAATGTTGGTATGAGCGTACTGGTTGTCCAGTTCTTCTTAATACATCACTCAATATTCGTGGTATGCCAATTGTCAATGATTGGCAAGATGCAATACAATTTTCTAAACAATATGATATTAAAGTGTACTAATGGAAAATAAGGTAATTTGTTCAAAACCATTTAATACAATTCACAATAATCTTGATGCTTCTTATGCACCATGCTGTTGGTCTACTGCACCTATGTTTGGAGTAAAAGAAAATCCCAATAATACTTTACCGATTGATCACTTTTTTGGTGAAGATTTTACAAGATTAAGAAAAGAAATGCTTATTGGTGAAAAAACAGATTTTTTAAATTATTATTGTAGTAGTTGTTTTGCACGAGAAGAACTTACTGGATCTTCCCCAAGAACTTACAGTGAAAGGCATTTAGATACTAAATTTATAAACAATTTTAATTCTGATGGCACACTAAAGAAAGGCGTAGAACCATTTCTTAACTTAGCAATCAATTTTTATGGTAATTCTTGTAATTTAGAATGTTACGAATGCAATCCAGTAAATTCTACATCGAGACAACGTGTTATAACAGAAATAAAATCAGATCTTCTTGAAATTGGTATTAATGCTGATGGACCTACATTAAAAAATGTTTTTAATTTTCGTGAGGTTTTATATCCAGTCAATATCAAAAACAAAGAACAGTCTGATAAAATTATTAGAAATATATTAGAAAATATAGACATTATTTCTACCATAGAAATTGTTGGTGGAGAACCAATGCTTATGAAAACACATTTTGAAATGTTAGACCAAATCATATCAAGAAATAAATCTAAAAAAATAACATTATCATATGTTTCAAATATGACATTGATGGAATTATCTAAGATGGAAAAATATTTTCGTAGTTTTAAATACACTTTTATTCAGTGGAGTGTTAATGCACTAAGAGAGAGAAATCATTGGTTAAGATATCCTACTAATTGGGAACAAACGGTAAGAAATGTGAACTCTATACAAAGATATTTTAAGAAATACAAAAATGGTAAAATTTCTGCAACAATTACTCCAAGCTTATTGGGCATTACAACACTAAAAGAAACTCACAGTTGGTTATATCATAGGTCATTAATAGAAGAAAAACCTACTATTCATAATAGAGTATTAAAACCAAATTTTTTAAGAACTAGAAATTTACCAGATGAACTAAAAGAAAAAATATCATCAGATGTAAAACAAGTTGCAGAAGATCATTATAATGATTTAATTCAACCTAGAAACCAAAGGCATTTTGAATTAGCAATACAATATTTTGATTTGCTTGATAAAAAACGTGGTACAGATTGGAGATCTATATTCCCAGAAATCGCAAAGTATGCAAATTGACATTCTCTAAATAACGTGGTATCATGCCTTTGGGTGATACCCGTTTACGTAAACAAATCAAATTGAAGTATATTCATGGCAAAAGGTTTTAAAGTGGTTACAAAACCACCCACATCATCTTCTAATAACACAGATGGTTTTAATTTAGAAGAAGCAAAACAAATGATTAAAGACAAAAGTATTGTCTTTTGTCTTCCTGGAAGAGGCGTTTCATATACATATCTAAAGAATTTTGTACAACTTTGTTTTGATCTTGTACAGAATGGTGCTTCAATCCAGATTTCGCAAGACTATTCTTCAATGGTCAATTTTGCCCGTTGTAAGTGTCTTGGTGCTAATGTTCTCCGTGGTCCAGATCAACTTCCTTGGGATGGTAAACTAAAGTACGATTACCAACTTTGGATTGATAGTGATATTGTATTCAACACAGAATCTTTCTATCGTCTTGTATGGATGGATAAAGATATTTCCTGTGGTTGGTATGCAACTGAAGATGGAGTAACAACATCAGTTGCACATTGGCTTGAGGAAGATGATTTCAAGAACAATGGTGGTGTTATGAACCATGAAATGGTTGATGGCATTCAAAAACGCCGTAAACCATTTACAGTAGACTATACTGGGTTTGGTTGGACACTCATTAAGCATGGTGTTTTTGAGCATCCAGAAATGAAGTATCCTTGGTTTGCACCTCAGATGCAAGTTTTTGAATCTGGTGAAGTTCAGGATATGTGTGGTGAAGACGTTTCATTCTGTCTTGATGCTATTAAGGCAGGATTTGAAATTTGGTGTGATCCAATCTGTCGAGTAGGACACGAGAAGACACGAGTTATCTAATATATTAAGTAGTATTTTGTGTCGGATTACACATGGAGAAATACGATATATATTGTCAGGGGAGAAAAATTTACTCTTCCGTAACGGAAGAAGAAATGTTGGACATCACGCAAGAACTTGCTGATCAATTTTATACAAATGGTACTCCCCATCCTGACGATATTGTGGTAGAATATCTTGGTTACGACGTTGAGTAAATTATGGCAGTGAAAAAATCTTTGAATGGTTCAAAAATTATTGAATCATCTCCAAAAAATACACGTCAGGGACGCTCCAAAAACACAAAGATTTCTGCAACTAGTAGAAATTGTGCTAAAAAGCGTTACAGAGGTCAAGGAAAATAATTCGTAATTAATAATTTGGTTTGAATTCCACTTCACATCATTTATCGAAGATGGAGTTTATCCATACAGAAAATAGAATATGCTTATCAACAGTATTAATGTCCTTGATGGTAACATCAGCAGTGATAAAATTGACTGATGCTTCTATTACTATAGATAAATTATTATCAACATATAAAAAATAAGGTATACATAAGACAGGAGATATCTCCTGTCTTTTTTATTTTTATGGCATATCTAAATCACAATTTACCCACCTTTACTTGTTACATTCGTAATGAATTTCTTTTTAATCATACAAAAGGATTTGGAGAAGTAACTTTATGCGATGTGCATTCAGTTGCCTCGTTAGAAAAGCATGTTCCTCTTTTTGAAGCATATCTAGAAAATGGTGTAAATTGGACAAGAAGACCAATACATGCTTTTTGCTGGAAACCAGACGCACCAATTCCAAAACTTGAAGAATGTATGTGGTGGGACTGTTTTTCTCCATATATTGATGTGCAAGTTCGATCAAGACTTGCAAACTTACGTGCTGATCTTATTAATTTTCGTGGGGAAAAAAATCAGGGAACATATATGTTTACATTGGATTGGTCATGGGAATCAAAATCTACTTTAAATACTAATTTTAGTGAAACACCAGAGCATAAATGTGCCCATTTCTTTAAAATGGATAATGGAAATTTTTATGCTTATCCAAATAACAAAATTATTTGGTATGATGATGCATGGACAAAGAATAGAATTACTAAAAATCCAGGATATATAATTGATCTAACTGAATATTCAGTTGAAAATTTAAGAAAAATTGAAACCTCAGATGATTTCATGTATGAAGTAAAAAATTGAGCGATAGAAACCGCTATAAAAGTTCTGATTAATCACAATCAGAATACTAAAATGGAATTTCAGGAGCAAAAAACTCACAATTTAATCATTCAAAACAAACTTCATGAAAAAATTCGTAATGATGAGGATTATGATGACTGGGAATATGGAACAGAACCTAGTTATGGAATGCCTATAAATACGAATAAATAAACGAAGATCCTATAAAAAGTGCCTCTTCAAAAAATTTCTAGGGGTTTCAAGGACATTTCACTGTCAATGAAGCGTCATCCAGTTACCAATGATATCCTTCCATTGAAAAATGAGGATGCAATCAAGCGTGCTGTTCAAAATTTGGTTAGAATTAAAGTTGGAGAGGTATTTTTTAACAATCTAATTGGCACTAGAATTAGCGGAGCGTTATTTGAACTAGCAACAAGTGATTTTACTGCTCCAATAAAGACAGAAATTGAAACCGTTATTACAAACTTTGAGCCAAGAGTTGTACTAAAAAGCGTTGAAGTTGATCCAGACCCTGATAATAATGCACTAGAAGTTACAATATCTTATGACATAGTTGGTTTATCAACGCCTACACAGACAGTTACCTTCATCTTAGAACCAACTAGACTATAATGGCACTAACACAATTTACAAATTTAAATTTTGAGGATATAAAATCCTCAATTAAGGATTATCTAAGAGCAAATACAAACTTCACAGACTATGACTTTGAGGGATCTAATCTTTCAGTCATTATAAATTTGCTCGCATATAATTCTTATATCACCGCCTACAATACAAACATGGTGGTGAATGAAACTTTTATTGATTCTGCAACATTGCGTGAGAATGTTGTATCTCTTGCACGCAATATTGGATATGTACCACGATCAAAACGTGCTGCAAAAGCAACTGTAGACTTTTTTGTTAGTGGAATTTCTACAACAACAGATACAATTTCATTCCAACCAGGGGTTGTTGCGAATGGAAGTGTTTCGGATGTCAATTTTATCTTTTCTCTACCAGAAAAAGTTACTGTAGCAGCGCAAAATGGGTCTTCTTTTGGTAGTTTAGAAATTTATCAGGGTCAATATTTAGAAAATTCTTGGACAGTTAATAATTCTCAACCAAATCAGCGTTATATTATCCCAAATGATAGTGTTGATACTTCAACTTTGCGCGTAAAAGTAAAAAATACGTCTACAGATACAACTTTTACCGAGTATCAACTCGTCGATAATATCCTTGGTATCACTTCTACATCAAATATTTACTTAATTCAAGAAACTACAGACGAAAAATACGAAATTTTGTTTGGTGATGGTATTTTTGGTAAGAAATTACAATCAGGAAACGTAATTACTGCATCTTATATTAAGACAAATGGCAAAGATGGTAATGGAGTAACTGATTTTAGGTTTGCTGGAACAATTTTTGATGAAAATAACGCAAATATAACCTCATTTACCGCTGATTTAACAGCACAAGTACCATCTGAAAACGGAGATGAGATAGAACCTGTCGAAAGTGTCAAATACTTTGCCCCTAGACTGTATTCATCTCAGCATAGAGCAGTAACTGCAAGTGATTATGAAGCAATTTTACCAACTCTATACCCAAATATTGAAAGTGTAAGTGCATATGGTGGTGAGGATCTAAATCCACCCCAATACGGAAGAGTTTTTATTGCAGCAAAACCTAGAAATGGATCTTTCCTATCAGATTTTACTAAAAAGCAACTTTTACAATCGTTAAAGAATTATTCTGTTGCAGGAATTGTACCTCAATTTGAAGATTTGAAATATCTTTATGTTGAAATCGATAGTTACGTTTATTATAACACTAATTTTGTTGGAGATCCAAATAATCTAAAAACAGATGTGATTTCTGCAATCACTTCTTATTCTAGAAGTTCAGAAATGAACCAATTTGGTGGAAGATTTAAGTATAGTAAAATTTGTTCACTAATTGATAACGTCAATACTGCGATTACTTCAAATATCACAACTGTGAGGATCAGAAGAGATCTTGTTGCGAGTATAGGACAACCCGCACAATATGAGTTATGCTTTGTCAATCAATTTTATAACGGAAACCCAAAATATAATGTAAAAAGTACAGGATTTACTATTTTTGGCATAGAAGGAACTTGCTATTTTTCAGATACAGTTGTAAATGGTTCTAATATTGGTAATCTGTTCTTATTCCAAGAAATCTCTGATAAAGAAATTAATATTTTATCAACAAAGTTTGGAACAGTCAATTATGACACTGGTGAAATCCTTATAGATACTGTAAATATTACATCGACCAGTTTACTAGACACTATTATTGAAGTTCAAGCAAT